TAAATAGTATTTTCTATTTAAATGTACCAATGTCAGATACCAGATATGGTAATAAAAAGAAAGATGCAAAGCTTTTACTTCAAAATGTAGCAGGTACTCAATTAGTTACTAAAAATTCTTCTCAAAGTAATATAGGATCATTAACTGCTTCAACGGATGTAACAAGTAAATTCTTACAAGAGTTAAATACTATGCTGCTTAATGGTGTTGAAGAATTTATGAGACACGCCTCCAAGAATACAGCAATGGGTATCACTACTGCAACAACACCTATTGAAACTTATGACGGTAAAGTTAAAGATAAGCTCTACATTGATATAGAAGCATTTAGACCAACAAGTAATAACTATGGTGAGCAAAGAGGTACAGAAATAGTAAAAGATTATTTAGCCGGGGAAGCTAACAGAATATTCAGATTCTTAAAAAATGAGAAGCAGTTTGCTAACTATGCTGCTTACAATAAAGAGGTTGTCAGAAAAGATGGTAAAACTACTAAAGCTGGTGCAGCATTTACCATATTTGATGACATGCTGACTAAAGAAGTACAAGAAGAGCTATATGATCTTATAGAAGATAGTGTAAAAAACAATAGAGATTTTAATCTTGCTGATATCTTTAAGGATAATTTAGACCTAAGCATTAAAGTAGAAAATGATTTAATAGAATATTTTAATCTAGATACTCAAGATAACTTGGATAGATTATTAAAGAATCCATATGTTAATGAAGGTATTTTACAAAATATAGATAATGGTAGTTTAAGCGATGCTCAGATCTATGAGACTGTAGCAAAAGCTTATACTTATAATACTTTCATACATAAGTTTGAAACTATCATATTGGCTTACGGAGATGCTGTTCAGTATAATCATGTAAAAGAAGAATTCCATAAAAGAAATGCTGGTCTTGCTGCGGGTGGTAGATCATTCAGAGCTGATTTAAGAGCTCAAGCATTTATTAACTCTGTAAACTTTGGAGCTGCTTATACAGTTAGTGAAGGTTATAAGAGAAGAGCTTATGATGGAACTCTACATACAGGTATTATAAAAGAAGATGAAATTGAGTCTATCTACTATGATGAATATTTCAAAATACTAGAAAAAGATATTTATGATAGGATAAAGGATAAAAAGAAAGCTAAAGAATTAGCTACAAAAGCCATGGAAGAATATAAAAAGATGGCTGTTGGTGATGGACAAGGTTATATAAATTTAGATTCATATAGAATGTTAAAGAATTTAGAGGATAACTGGTCTAAAGAACAAGAAAGACTTTATCAAAAAATTGTAAATAAAGAGCAAGTATCAGCAGAGGATATTATTGAATACTTTCCACCATATAAAGTTCAGTATTTTGGTAATATAAAAGCAGAAGGTCTTCCTGTAAATTCATTCCATAAGTTTTCATTAATGCCTCTTATTCCAGGATTTGTTATGGAAAACACAGCTTTAGAGCAGCTGAATAAAGACATGATGGATCAACAATTAGATTATGTTTTATTTGAATCAGGATCTAAAGTAAACCAATTAGGTGATGGTACAGCAGTACTTGATAAGGATGGTAATTACACAACTAAGACTTTTACAAAAAATATAATTTTTGCAGAGTATCTAAAAAATCAAACTGAAGTAAACAAGCAATACAAAGGAGTATCAATCTTTTCAACACAGATGCGTAAGCTTGTTTTAGAAGGTCTTTTTGAGAAAGGTGTAATTGCTACTAAAGATGAATCAAAAGTAGTTAATAATCTAGTTAAAAAGTATTTAGATGATGTATCAGAATATACTGAACTTGTTAAACTAGAATTACTTACAGAAATAGGATTTAGAGAAGTTAAAGGATCTTACGAACCAATTAATAAAGAAAGTACTACTAAGTTAGTAGAGTTAGTAAGAAATAATTTAAAAAGAGAAGATATCCTAGGTGATGATCTTTTACAAATAATAGACACAGATGAAAATGGTAATGTTCTTTATGACTTATCACTACATCCTGAAGCAGAAAAGATAGAAAAGCTTTTGCTTTCTTTAATTAACAAAAGAGTAATTAAACAAAAAGTAAAAGGAGAACCACTTGTTCAAGTTGCTTCTTCTATGCTCGCTGGTGGTTTTACAACACCTCTACAAAAACTTAAGAAAGCCACAAACAAAGAAATTAAAAAGTATGCTGGGTCAAACTTTTTACCAAATTATCAAAAGAATGCTGATGGTACTACAGCTGCAGCTAAAGTAATGATAGCGCTTCAAGGAGATTATGAGAATCTTTTAAACTTAATGTATGATGAAAATTCAACAATAGCTGTATATGATGAAGAAGGTAACATCTTAATGAATGAATCATTAGAAAGACTAAATGAAAAGATTAAAGATGATGCTTGGCTAGATGCTAATGATCAAAATGCTAGAAAAGCAATAACATTGGTAGGTGCTCGTATTCCAGTTCAGGGTCTTAACTCAATGGAATTCTTTGAAGTATATCACTTCTTACCACCACAAGCAGGAAATATTATTGTTCCTCCGGCTGAAATTGTTGCCAAATCAGGAGCTGACTTTGATATTGATAAGCTTACTATGTTTATGACTAACATAGACTCAGATGGTAAAACATCTCAGAAATTTTCTGCAAGCATGGAAGAGTTTGAAGAAGAGTTAAATACCTTACTAGAGCTTGAAGAGAATACTGATTTCTTATTTGAGATGCAAAAGGCAGGTTTGGAAAATGAGCTAATAGATGATATGAGAAATATATTAGCATTACCTCAAAACTTTGTATCCCTGATAAAACCTAACGGTATTTATCTATTAAAGGATATAGCAGATGATTTAGCTCAGTATGTAATGGATTACAATCCATTGAAAAATAAAATGACTCAAGAAAATGTTACACCTCTTGATGAAGACGGTAAGCAAAAAAGAATTATCAGTCCTACAAGAATTATAGAGGCTGGGTATAACTTATATAAGCATGAGTCAAATGTAGTAGGTAAAAAGACTTTAGGTTTAGGAGCTATTGAAAACACATTCCATTCTTTGATTAACTCTTTAAATATTCCTGGTGGTGCAACAATGCCTAACTCGTATTTCCATGTATCAGGAGTCAAAAAGCAACTAAGAATGAGCAGACTATTCTTAAAACACAATTCTGTAGTTAAGAATGGCAAAGAAGTTATTTCAATTGCTAGTAGATATGATGCTAATAATGAAAATAAAATAGCAGATATCATTTCTCAAATGATGAATGGTTGGGTGGACGTAGAAAAAGACGCTTGGATATTTTTCATTCAGGGTAACTATGAAGTGGCTCCAGTATTATTATATCTTATTAAAACAGGAGTTCCTGTAAAGGATGCTATATACTTTGTATCACAACCTCTTGTAAGAAAATATGTAGAAGAACAAAGACTTGCTAAATCAACTTTTGCAGATGTCTTAGGTAAAAAGCCTTCTAGTTTAGGTTTAGTAAGGCATGTATCTGCTAATAATGTTTTAGCTAAGTACATTGATCCTAAATTACAAAAACTTAAAACTTTTGCTAGATATGATCTATTTGAAAGTTCACAAACTGAATTTTTTGAAGATAGAGAAAAGTCTGAGTTTACTACAGATGAAATGTATCAGCTAATAAAAGATTTTAAAACAGATGAAGAAGTTGCAGGATCTGACTTGTCTAAAACAATGTTCTTGCATTACCTTACTATAGAGCAGCAAATCTCAGGATTAACTAAGTTAAAAATGAATACTAATCCTGATACTAGTACTAAATCTAATATATATGCTGTTGAAGAAACTGAAGCTAACTTAGATGAATTATTGTATGAATCTAAGATTGATCAAGATTTATTAAAAGCATTAGAGACTGATTCAGTAATTAGTTCATTCTTTAATGGAAAACTTGCTTTGGATTTGAGTAAAACACTTTTCCAATTAAGATTCCATCCGGAAATAACATCTTTCTTAATCCAAAATAAAAATCAACTTTATGATTTAGCTAAAGAAACTTTTGGAGAAAGTCAAAAAGAGCTTTTTGTTAAAACCTTTAGAAACGATTTAGTATCTTATATTTTCCAAAATGCTGTACGTAAGTATAAAATGGGAGAGTCTTATAAGTCTTATACTTTAAAAGAGACTGTTCCTGTAAAATTAGCTAAAGAGTTAAAGAAGACTGGAGCTTTTGCAGTTAAAGATGCAAGTGGAAACGTAGTAATGTATGTTGATAGAAAGCAAATAAAGAAAGATTATGATAAAAAGCTTTGGGCTAAAGATACTGATGAACCAAACTCTTATCTAAATAGAGGTTTGTATGCCGTGGACTATGGTGTATTTTTGAAAGATAAGAATGAGGGTAGAGCAGAGTTCTTAAATTTTGTCATAGAAAGAGAATTGCTCAGAAGTATTTATTCTTTTGAGGAAGTTCTTCAGAGACCGTCAGTTAAAGCAGATTTACTTTTAGATGAGATAAAAGATCTATCTAAAGAAAAGAAAGCTAGATATGTATATGAGAAGTTTATTGCTGAAAGAGCACTAGAAAACTTACTTAATCCGCATCAGTTATTTGAAAATAAAGAAAGTGCTTATGCAGTTAAGCTTAACAATATACTTTTAAAGAATAAAAATCTAAAATCAGAATATGAAGTTCTAAACTGGTTAACTTTAGATTCTAATTCTAAGAACACAGTATTTAATATATTCTTTGGAGACAAAGATTTAACAAGTACTACATCAAATCTTTATAGAAAAAATCTTAAAGACTTAGCTGATATTACTGTAATCAAATCTTCAGATCCTCAAGAGAATCTAGAGATATCAGAGTTCTTTAGACTACTTCCTTTAGTAGGGTTTATGCAGACAGGTTTTAATAACACTAAGTATAACTTAATGAAAGTGTTAGATATGTCAGACTTTTTAAGCATGATGACTCAAGAGTCTAAGAAGTTTATCAACGCCTTAGAAAGTAATCCTGAAACTGTAATGGAAGAGTATATGGCTAGTTTTATGACAGTTAACAGTTCTTATAACTATACTAAAAATAATTTTAAAGATTACTTATCAAAGCTAAAACTTGAAGTGGTTGATGAAGAAACTAAAAGAGTTGGTATAAGCACAACTTCAAGAGAAAACATTTATGAGTTTAATGATTCTAAATGGAATAATGATACATACAAAACAGTATCAAAAGATAACTCTGATGTGGCTATGGTATATTCAATACCTATTCTTGGTCTTAAAGAAGATACTTTAAAAGTATTTGGTGGTCAGTCAGCATTACATTATGCAGATTCTGCCGGAAACATATCTCTTCCTACAGACATGTTGAAGAAGAATGATAACATGCAAGACTTAAGTCCTGATAAATTTAATTCAATAAAAGGTTTGTGGGAGAGAAGAATTGATGAAATGAAAGCTAGATTAGAACAAAACTTACCTATAGCATTTTCAACAGTAGGGTATGGTGATCCTAAGCTTATGCCTGAAGAATTATTTGTATATTTATCTAAGAGGCTTTATGAAGAATTTGGATATCTGAATCCTGGATCTTTAGAGTTTGATAGTTTTAATGAATTAGTAAAATCTGTAGAACCAATTACAGATGAGGAAATAGAAATAATGATGGAGCTGGAAGAAGATCCGTTTAAATGTAAATAGTATGTCAGCTTGTGATACTCAGCAAAATGCTTTAGATAGCCTAAAAAAGTTAGGTATTATTGATGAAGTTAGAATTATCAGTAACAGAGATAGATTTGATCAGTTTAATAAAGCATATACTAAATATGCTCAAAGCGTATATAATTTAGATACTGAAGGAGAACTGTTGTTTGATACAAATTTAGTAGAAAAAGAATATGCTAAAACTTCTTATAGAAGAACTGATAAGAAGAAAATATATTTTGCTGAACCAAAAACTTATCTATTTGAAAAGCTAAATGAGTTATTAACTCAAAAAGAGCTTTTGGAAAATACTAACAACATTAATACACCAGTTAGTTTTGAGACAGAAACTGCTGTGGCAGAAATGCTTGACTCAGATATGAACTTTGCATCACAGGTTTATTCTATATTAGGCTTTATGGATGATACTCAAAGGTATAAATATCAAGTTGTTGATCTTATGAATATGGCTCAAGAGCAAAGAGTCACAGCCATAAAGGTTTACGCTAAATATTTAGAAGAAGGAGGTAAAACACCTGAAAAATCTTCAACTAATATTGCTTCTACAATTTACGAGTTAATTCCCAATATAACAGATGAGCAAATTGATCAGATATATAATAACTATGTTGCTTTAATGGGAAGAGCTAGAAAGGGTAAAGAAATATCTAAAGATGTATTTAAAAATTTATTAAGTTCCTATCAAGTTTTTAATTATAAAGATACCTATATATTTGGACAATATGATGCTGATAACGCGGTATTTATTACAAGATTAAATTCTTCTCCTTCATCTAAAGAATTATTAGCAGAAGCTTTACCAACATTAGTAAAGCAAGGTATAGATTTCGCTTCTTTTGTACCTATAGATGTTGCAAATAAATACAAAAGAAGTGGTTATAGTTTAAGCACTCAAAGTTTTGATTATAATTTTAAAGGAGAAGATATGCTTAAATATCTGGCCGTATCCAATCCTAATGTATCTATAAAAGTTTTTGGTAAGGCGTTAAAAGATCTTTCAGCTAAAGATATAAATGAGTATAATAATTCACAAAAACTGCGTTATACACCTGTTGAAATAAAAGGAGAATTAATAGAAAAAGCTGGTAAAGATGCATCAGCAGTTTTACAAACATATTTATCTGGATTTGGAATTACTGTAAAAGATATCAATGAAATGAAATCTAGAATTGGTATTGATGAATTTGGGTTTGCTGATATGCTATCTAAAATTATTTATACCAAAGATAAAGAAAGCATTGCTCCATTAGCAGGAGAATTCATTGCTTACATGATGCAACATAATAATCTTATAAAAGATATTATAGTTGAATTATCTAAAACAGATGATTATAAAGGTTTAAGTAAGAGCAAATACTTTAAACTTATTGGGGAACTAATTGCTGAAGATCTACAAAATAAAATTAATAAAAAGAACTCTGTTTCATTATTAAATCTAATTAAACAGTTAATTAAAAAGTTTTTCAATATTGTTGCAAAAGTAAATGTAGAGCTAATTAATACTAATATTGGTATCATTACCAATAATATTTTACAACAAAATAAAAAATTAGTAACCGCATCATTATATAAACCAGGAGCTATAGGTAAACCAGTATCACAAGTATCTCTAGAAGAAGCTTTAAGTAAAGATGAATTTGGAGCTTCAATAGTAAAAAGGTTAGCTAAATTAGGTTTTATTCTTACAGGTAGTACTTCATTAGCTGAACAAGGAACAATTTATAGACCTGATGAAAATCCATTACATGATATAGATTGGATTAGTCCTTTTACATTAGAAGATACTATATCTAAATTTCTAAAAGTTTATCCAGATGCTATATTTGTAAGAACAATTTCTGAAAATGATAACTATAGAACAGATTCATATATAATTGCTCCTGAAGGTCATAGCATTAAAGACTATAAAGTAAATAAATACATTGATGGTAAAGGTGTTGTAAAGACTATTATTGATTCTTATAATGTTGTAGATAAAAATGGTAAGATTGTAGGAACTTATAGAAACGTTGAAGGTCAAGAGATAGTTGAAGGTGTAGAAGGAAAAGTAATTGACTTTTTCATTTACAATAACTACAAAAAAATGAATAGAAATGATCCTTTTAGTTATACTACAAAGGAAGGTTACACAATTTCACTAGCTAATTGGAAAGATACATTTAATGCAAAATTAGATTGGGCTAGATACAAAGATATTTGGGATTATAATAGATTTATTCCTAATGAAAATACTAATCAAATAACTCCACAACAAAAAGAAAAAAATATAGAAGAGTTTAAGGAATTTGTAAACAAAAGTCTTTCTGATCCAAGTTTTTATAGAGAGACTAGTTATCCAGAAGTTCTTCAACTTTTAGATATAAACCTGGATATTCTAAATGATAACTATTCTAAAGATATTGCTAATAAACTATTAACAAGATTCTCTAAATCTTTGAAGACTGCTTATGTTAAAATAAGTCAAGAAGAAGCTAAAGAGATTCTGAAGAACTCAGATATACCTTATAAAGGAGAACCTGCTTTTTATTATGGAGGAATCTTATACTTTATAGCAGATAGAGTTAGTACAAATTCTGTATTACACGAATTTGGGCACCCTTTGTTTAGAGCAATACGTTCAGAAAATCCAGAACTCTTTACAAACTTGTACAATCTATTAAAATCTACTTCTGAGGGTGAGGCAATTATTAATATGCTTAAGACTCATTATTCAGAACTTTCTGAAGGAACAGATAGATTTAAAGAAGAAGCACTAGTGTTTGGTCTACAGCATGAAGCTACTTTAAAATTAAAAGAAGAGCAAGGAACTAAAGAATTTAAAAACTGGGTGCAGAAAGCATTGTATTTAATAAAGAAAGCTTTTAAGAAAATTTTTAAAACTAAAAATAGCATTAAAGATCTTGATGTAAACACTACACTTACTGAACTTGCAGAAAAATATTTAAATGAAGCTTTTGAGTTTGATCAGTTTAAATTACAAGACACTGATTTAGTTGCTTATGCAAGATTAGTAAATGAAAGAGCTCAGCAATTAAGAGAACTATCTTCTGCAGAAGGTGTTATTAAAATAGTTAATAGCATATACTCTGGTAATGATGCCGTATTAAAAATGGCTAAAGAGTTTAGAAAGAATAAAAAAATCCGTAAATGGGTTGAAGAAAGTATGTTCCAAAAAGGAACTACTCAATTAGCACCGGGAGTAAAAAAAGGTCTTTCTAGTTATGAAACTATTTCTACTAACAATAAGAATAAAGACCAAATTATAGATGAGGTTCTAGATGCAGAAGAAAGAAGATTAAATGAAATAACCAAAGCTTCTATAGCCATAATAACATCACTTGATACTATCAACATATCAGCTAAAGAGATTAATCTTGTTACCAAAAACATATTAAAAAGGAGAGACATTAATGATAGATCTATTATACACTTACTAGGTCTATATACAAGTCAAATTACTGCCTGGAAAAATATGATTAAGAATATCAATGATATTACACAAGGGACTCCTGAAGGTGTAACATCTAGTATTTTTTACAAAACTGTATCTGAAATAGAAAGTAACATATCTCAAATTCAGCAAAACATAGATAAGATATATCATAAAAGCTCTGAGTATTTTATTAGTGAAATAACAGGCTTAATGAATCAGTATGTCTCAAATACATTTAAGGAAAATCTTTCTGGCATAATGAAAGATAATCTAACAGATGAAGAGTTTAAAGAATTTTATGATAAGGCTATACAGCAAAAGCTTACTGAAGAAGATCTTAAAGCAGTTCTTAAAAAAGGTGTAAATGAAAAACTCCTAAAAGATTATATAAAAGAGTATGATACTTTTGTTATAACTGCTGAAAAAATTCAAAGTACTTTACAAGGAGAAACAAGAGACGTTAGTTGGTTTAATAGATACTTAGAATCTTATTCATCATCAGATGACATCATAGTAGGTCCTGTTTCAGTCTTTATAGAAGATAGAAAAAGAGAAGCTGATATGGAAGTATATGAGGCTTCTAAAGCATTTAGATTAACTCTTGCTAAGTTACTTCCTAAAGTTGGATTTAATAAGTTAAACACTCAGCAACTTAGAGATATGCTAACAGATATAGACAAAGTATTTGTTGCAGATCAAAAAACAGGAGAGGCAAAAGCTTTTGAAGTATATACTTTTTTAAATGAGTTTGGTAATGGTTGGAGATTTGAAGAAGATAGATTAGAATATGCATTAAAAGAAGCTAGAGACTCTGGAGATAAAGATGCTATAAGAAAAGCCTTTGCAGAATTAAAAGAGTTTAGAGATAACTACATGTGGAGAGAATATGTTCCTGAGTATTATGAAAAGGATGAGATATTTGAATCTTCACCCATAGCAAAAGAAGCTTGGTTAGATAGACAAAACGCATTAGATGAATATAATCTTGAAAACAATAAGTTTAATAATGAGCTAGAAAGACTTCAGAACTATTCTACTATAGAAGCAAAATTTAGAGCTTATCAACAATTATATTCTTTATCTTATGAAGATGGGTCACCTAAAATAGATGATCCGGAAAATGGTATTTATGACCTTACTAAAGCTAAGATTCTAATAGAACATAGAAAGCAAACTAGAAAGTTTTATGAATATGTTCCATTAGAAGGATCTCTTCAAACTTCATACACAGAATTTGTAAATAGTTTAAGAGGAGAAGGTTTGACAAAGACAGATGGTGAATGGGATCAGAGAATAGCTGAATGGAAAAAAATAAATCTCAGAATGACATATTCTGATGAATATTATTCTGAATTAAATAGATTATTTACTAGACTCAATGAGCTGCAAGATAAAGTTGCAGATAAGTATGATTTTAACCCAGCTGATGGTTATAAAAGAATTACAGACTTACTTATATCTTTTAAAGATTCTTATGGTCAACCAGACAATGAAGCACTAGGTTCTAAAAGAGTTAAAGATATTCAAGAGATTCAGCAAAATATTATAGACTTCCAACACAACTTTAATATTCAATCAGGATTAACAAGAGAAGAACTTGACAGATTAAATGACTTAAATCAAAAGCTTAAAACTTCTGAATTAACAGATACTCAAAAAGAAGAGTATGTTAAGTTAATTGAAAAACAGAAAGTAGACGGATTAAGTTCTGCAGAAGCACTTGAATTTAATTCAATTCTTTCTGAACTATCAAGTTTATCTAATACTGTTCCTACAGAATATTACATGGATCAACTAAGTTATAACTTATCTAAAGTAAAAGCTAAAGAAGCTAAAGAAAGTGAAGTACAAGATCTTATTAATTCAGATGAGTTTTTTGAGTTACTGGATAAAGATAAGAACTTTAAAAAGTGGTTTGACAGAAATCATGTTTATACTTATAGATATGACAAAAAGAAGAAAAAGTATATAAAGTATTACATTCCTTCTAGAGCAAATACTTATAAGATACCAACAAATAAAAACTTTATAAAGACTACTACCATTATAGATCCTGAAACTAATAAAGAAATTGTATTAGAAGGAACTCCAAATTCAAGACATTCAATACAAAGAGTTAAGAATGAATACAGAACTATTCCTTTTGGTGAGTCTAAAGAAAAATTTGTAGGTAAGGTTATTGATAATAAGGGTAACTTTTTACCAAGACCTTATGAGCCAGGAAATCCTAACAGTGCTATAGATGATAGATTTGTAAATAAAAGATACATGGAGATGAAAAAGGCTAATACTGCTGAGTATCAACTTCTAGAAGCTATCAAAGAATTTCATCTAGAGATGCAAAAAGGAAAGAGTGTTTATGCAAGATTGTATTTAGATGTTCCAAGATATGCTGTTAATGATGTTTTAGAAACTATACAAGCCGGTAAAGGTTTGGATAGATTCAAACAAATTAAAGAGGCAATCATAGAAAAAGGTAAACAAGCTATTGGTAGATCAGTAGTCAATGTTGAGAATGACTTCAACTATGATGTAAAAAATAACTTAGTTAATACAGATCTAGATGGTAATCAAGTTTCTTATATCCCTGTAAGTGGTATATACCGTTTAGAAAAAGAACAAGTTAGTGCTGATATCTTGGAGGGTATCTTCACTTATGCCACATCACTCACAAGACAGTCTAAATTGAATGAAAGTTTAGGTATGGTTCAAGCTCTCTTATCTACTTTAGAGAATCCTGATAACCAACCTAAAAATATGGATGCTTATAGAAGAGATGCTTTTACAATGGCTAATCAATTAAAGAGACCAAACAAGAAAACTTCTACTTATAATAGAGCTGGGCAGCTTAGATCATTAATAGAAAGAGAATACTTTGGAGTTAAGTTTCAAAGTATTGGAGAATATGCACCTACTCTTGCAGCATCATTAACTAGTATACAAAAGATTTCATCTAGAGCTTCCCTTGCTGTTAATATTCCATCTGATTTAAAGAACAGAGGTGGTCAGTGGGTTAACAACATTATAGAAGCTGCAGGAGGTGAGTTTATTACTTTGAAGGATTTAGCTCTTGCTAGAGTTACTGCTGCTAAAGCAATGATGAATTGGTCATCAAAAGATATATATGCAGTAGGTCCTGAAACTTTAACTTCTCAGCTAATTATTATGCTGGATCCTATATTTAAAACTGCAGATGCTAAAAGATCACAATTAGGAGGTTCTGTTACAAGAAGTGTTGTAAAAGATTTAATAAATGGTGAATGGATGTATATGCATCGTAAGTTTGGGGAAATGGAAGTAGCTCTTCAGTTATTTTTTGCTTTTCTACATGCTGAAAAAATAGATCAAGTATTATCTGATGGTACTGTAAAATCTATTAGATATATGGATGCTTGGGAAACAGATGAGAATGGAATAGCTAGACTAAAACCAGGTATAGATCCTGCTTGGGGAAGTACAACAGTTAAGCATATATATACTAAAGGTGAAACATTAGATGAGATAGCTAAGAAATATAATGTTACAAGATCTGAATTAGAACAACGTAACAATATTAAATCTGAAACTCAATTAGATGATCAGGAAGAAATTATAATTGCACGTTCAGAAAAGTTTAAAGCACTTAAGAATAAAATTCAAGGAGTTTCTAGAAGATTGTATGGTGCATATGATGACTTTGGACAACCTGAAGGTAACAAGTATATAGGATACAGAATGTTCTTCTTTATGAGAAAATGGTTTACTCCAATGTTTGTTAATAGATTTGGGATGGCTACAGATAAAGAAAACTTTGGAGGATATAGATATGATTGGGCAACCAATACTTATACTAAAGGTTATTATATCAGTGCTTTCCAAGCTTTATACAAAGTCCTTGTTAATAAAGGAGTTAAGTACAGTATGCTTTCTCCAAAAGAAAAGGCAGCTGTTATTAAAACCACTGCGGAAGGATTGTTTACTGTTGCTATGTCTTTGCTTTTCTCTATGCTCTTTGGATTCTATGATGATGATCCAGATAAATGGAAAAAACTAAAAGAAAAATCAGGTGCTTTAGGTACAGATGAATTTAGAACTTGGGGATTCATGTCAAACCATATGCTTCTTTTACTTATGGGAGTGCAGGCAGAGACTTCTACATTTATTCCTTTACCTAAAATATTAGGAATAAACTTTGGTTTAGATGAATATAATAAAATGCTTACAAGTAATACATCAGCATTCTATAATACTCTGACCCTATACTTCCAAATCTTTGGTGATGTTCTTAATATACTTACTGGTAATGATGATGCAGTAAGATATAAGCGAGACACAGGTCCGTATTGGTGGCAAGAAAAAGGTACTTTAAAAATATGGAAAAGGTTGTTTAAAACTGTTGGTTTTACAGGAGGTACAGGAGATCCGGAAAGCTTAATCAAAAGTCTCAAACTAAATTCTGAAAGACTCTAAGAAAAAAAGGGGAACTCATATAGAGCTCCCCATTATTGCAAATTCTTTTAGTTTAAGTTTTAAATCTTTATTATTTAAACCTTCTAAGTTTTGTAAATCAACTTTATAAAGGTTCTTGTTTTTGTTTTTGTGTGGTCCTATCAGTGCATATTGATAGTCCAGTGAGACATGTTTGATATAATATTCTTTTTTGTTATAAGTCACTTTCATAAATTACTAGTTTTAAGGCATCTAACAATTTAGCCATTTGCTTATTATCTAAGTTTATTGATAAAGGGACACCGTTTTCTTTAATTTCCACAACAAGTTCATCATTGCTATTTAGACTAAATGAGAGTTCAGTGTTTTCATTTTCAAATGTTAATTTCATAGAAATTTTTTGAGGTCAGGTTTAAAGTATTTTTTGCCTTTAAGAATTTTACCATCTTCTCTGAGAATAGGCTTTCCATCTTCATCTAGTTTACTCATATTACTATCATGTATTTCATCAAATACATCTTGTATTATATGCTGAAGACCGTGTTGTAAAATTGTACCACAGAGAATGTATAGCTGATCACCTAAAGCATCAGCAACACCTATGACATCTTCTTGAAAGCAAGCTTCTAAGTATTCATTGTTTTCTTCTTCCATAAGCTTATGACGGAGAACATATTTTTCTTCATCTAGTCTTTTAGGTAGATGAGAGTCTTGTATATTAAAGGCTTTATGGAATTCTGCAACAGAATCTAACTGCTTTTTCATAAGAATGATTTAAGATTATATAATAAATATAAGAAAAAAAAAGGGGTAGCCGAAGCTACCCCAATTTTATAACCAATTAAAACTACTAGAAGTCAAATGTGAAATCTTCATCATCATCTTCTTCATCAGATACTAAGTCAAAACTATCTTCTTCAACATTTGTTGTAGTTACAGTTTCTGCTTGAATAACAGGTATGTCAGATACATTATCTTCAACTGTTAATTCTTCATTAGACTCTTCAGGAAGTTCATCTACACTATCAATATGATCTTCATCTCCTGCTGGTTCTGAATCACAAACTTCTGCAACAGCTGCTTCATCTTCAGCTATTCTTTCTTTAATTTGATCTTCATCATATACAGGAGCTACTTCTTCTGAATCAGAGTATAAGTTATCTACAATTTCATCATTAGTCAGCATCTCTTGTTCTATAATTTCTGCTTCTTCTGCAGTTGGTACAAGAGTATCAACAGGATTATTTTCTATCTCATTGATTAGATTAAGCTGATTTTCAGGCTCACCATAATTATTCTCTGCACTCATAGGAGTAACATTAGGAACTACAGTAGCTTGAACAACTTGAGGAGTAGCTTGAGTAAGTTTAAACTCAGACTCAATAAACCAGTGAAGAAGTCTTTGATCTTCTAACCAAGTTCTAGGATGTGATTGCTGCAATGCAAGAGTAGCATGATTGTAGAATGTCCACAGGCTATCTGCACCTCCGGCATAGAAGAATGTTGGTTTCTCCATTTGCTGTCTGATAATACTTGCCTGTTCTGTAGTCAAGATATTATATTCAGCAAAGAGAATACCCAAAAGCTCTGCTTTCTTTCTAGAGCTCAAAGTGATCTTCTTCATACTTTCTTTAGCATCAAATAGCATATCATAATACTTAGAGGCTTGTTTAAGCTGAGCCTCCATATTTTCTGTAGTTTCTTTATCTGCACTACCAATATGTTTGCGAGAATAGTTACCCATGTCTCCTGTAATCATAACTGTAGAATTCTCATTGATGTAACCACCAACAACACATCTAAATCTAACTTGTTTATTGTAACTGTTTGACCAAGCAAACATTAAAGATAATTCTGGATCCTTTCCATAATTAAGTTTATATACACCTTGAGCAATCTGACCATCATGTGTAGCTCTATAGTGCTCATCTACAACAGCAAAACCTTGCTTTTGAATTTCAGCAAGGGCATAATCCATAATAGACTTATGGGATATTACAGTATACTTACCACCATGTTGTGGAAGTGGAACATTAACTAAATAATCTTTCGTTGTTTCTTTGATTTTTCTAGGCATTTCTAAAAATTTAAGGTTATTTGTCTTACTATTGGACTCAGATTGTTAATTTCAGATCTAATTTTTTTCAGATAATAATTGGTATCAATATTATATTCTTCAAAAGGTTTATCCTCATAGTTTATAAAGAGTTTTTGTAAAGCTTTATCAGCTTCAGTTTTTGTCTCTCTACCATCTACATAATTTTTCTTGATAATTTTATAACCTTTCTTAGACATATAATATCTAATAGTATTCTGCACATCTGTAAGTGTATGTTCTCCATTTACTATATCTTCAATAACAAACTTCCAATTACCCTTTATCTTTTTACCTGCACAATAATCAAAAATATTTTTCTGACTAGCTAGGTAATCTTCAGGCTCAATGCCGTGAATGAAATAATAATAAATAGCTTTTGGAATTATTAAGAAGCTTTTGTTTTTATGAAGAGCTAAGTTGTTAAACTCAAATCTACCTTTACACTTAGCAGCGGCATAATAATATTTACCATCCTCTTCTTTAAATAAATAATGTGGGTTACCAGACTTGATTTTATCAAAGTCATCTTTAGGTACTTCCTTATATTCATTTAAAGCAATATAGTTGTTTACATCACCAAGTACCAATTTTTGGTACTTATCATGTTCTAGTTCAAGACTAGTTAAGTCTTGCCATTGTTTACAAATCTCATAATACAAATCTACTTTAGACTTAGGAATAATAGTCTCAAGACCATCAGTGTTTTGCATTAGAGGAACTGCTTCTGGTATTGCCTCACATATCATTTCATAAAGCAATGCCAAGCTTAACTGACCATTAATAGTAATACGCATAGTAAGCTGAGGATCATACAGAAAACTGTTTTGATCATTACTCAAACCGTATGTACTATTCAGGACAATCTTATATACATAGTTTTTTGGATTACTTTTAGGTATCTTTTTTCTTTCTTCAAAAAACCATTCATACAGCTGACAGAAGTCTTCTTTAGGCAAATGAGCAGGAGACCATTTATTTCTAATAGCCAGGTTGGGATAAAAACTTGTAACATCAGAAGTCATAATTACTGTATCTTCAGTAGACTCATATATGCTATATTTTTCATTCCTTGCTCCGTGGATACCACCAAGCCCAAAGTCTGTTTTAACACCTTTATATCTTATAGAATATTTAAATCCTCCTTTAGTTTCATTAGGGTTAATAACCACTTCTTTAAACTTGTTTAGAAGATTCTGAAAAGGTGCTGTTTTAAATTCTAAGTAAGGCAGGATAATGTCTTTTACTACTATCTCTTGCCTATATGTTCTTAAAGCTTTTAAATCATATTTTTTAATTCCTGTCTTTTTACTCAAAAAGTGTAAGAATAACTCTTTAGAGATTTTAGGTTCTGATGCACTGTAAAGATTAATCTTATACTCATCAGTAAGCTTAGCTCTCAATTCAATCTGACTCTTACTTAAGTACATTATACTTTTAGTAGAGCTAACATCATTAATACAATAACTGATTATCTCATCAATCTTATCCAAAGATTCAATCTTTGTAGCATGATGAATAGGCATGTCTTGTATATTATGCCAATCAGTTGTATACTGTATCCATTTTAAGCTGGATCTTTTTGCAGGGTTATCCCAATGATTAAGTTTAAATATATCTATCTGCTCTATAGTAAGGTCTTTAGGAGAAAACTCCAAGAAATCACCTCTGTTTTGAGTTTCAATAATATACTGTGCTTTCTCATATAACCAAGCTGCAGCCTCTGAACCTGACATATCTAATAACAATTCTCCATTCCGGATAATATATTCTGTTATTTGACCGTCAAAGCTTAAACCATTAAAACTTACATGCCATTCTTTTTGAGTAATGTTTTTTTCTAAAAAATCTAGAAAAGGATCAAGATCATTTCTTAAATCATGTAGAACAAATATCTTTCTCTCTTCAGATTTTATATCTTCAAATACTGCCACAAAACAATTTGACAATGTTTCGTAGTCCATTACCCAGTGTGTACGCATAGTAAAATGTTTAATTAAAGAAAAAGAGGGAGCATTCACAAACACTCCCTCTTCTCTATCACTCTTTGTCAGATTGAGGAAAGGAAAGCGTTGTAATCAAATTCATCAGCATTTAAACTAAAATGTTTAACTATGCTTTCTATAGAATCCTTTTCTTCTATATAATATTCTTGAAATGTTTCAATTGTTCTGCGCTCCTCTTTTACAGATCTATTACTAGGAGTAGCTTTTTTAACAGGCTGCGGGTCTCCGTTGTCATCTAATTTAGGAAGCATGTGAAAACTTACTTTCTTAATTTTAGATATTACTACAAAGACTTTGCTTTCTGGATCAAAAAGACATTCTACATATGGACATTCTGCTGTAATAGGTAGCATTTTAAATGTCTTATTTTCATTCCATGTAGATTTTACAAGGAGCATTGAGTTTTCTGATGTCATAAATTGTTGGTTTTGTGAGTTTTGCTAATATACAAAATTAATTAATTTCTTCTAAGTTAGCGTACTCTAACATTAAACATTCTTTTTCATAATCAGGTAGTGAGCAAAGTTCACCAACCTTTTTCAAACAAGATTCCGTTACTCCCAACATTTCAGCATATTCACTAAAATATTTATCAGGATACAAATAACTCTTTACATATAAGTAATTACCTGTATTCTTATCATAGAAATTTAAAATTTTGTTTTTAATTGAAGGGTTTACTTTACTATACTTTCCATTTACTATATTGTTCCAATCATCATTTAAATCAGAGAAATCAAATACATATACTATTTTGTCTTCTCCTAAGTCATAAACATTATGCAATCTCTTGTGATTAAGAATAATGTTTCTGTTAAACAGTTTGAAAGAATCATCTGTTCTCTTAGGGTATAGACAAATTAGCTTTTTATCCTCGGCTTCATGCATACCATTCCAAGACAAATATGTCTCTTCAGGTATAACGGGTGAGCCTCTTTTTATTCCAAGGAGCGGATAAACAAACACCCTGGACTTTTGAAAATACTTTCTGTAAATGGAAGTTAATGCCATATGTTACAATTTTACGTTACCTAATGCAAGTTCATAAGGAAGAGTAAAATCTTTTTTAGTGTAGTGATAGTTTACAATCTTTAATACTTCTTTCTCAAAAGCTAATAGCCATTTAGAAAAAGTATCATCACTTACTTGAAACGGATATACATTATTATAGTTATCTATCACAACAAAAGTAAAATGTATATTCCAATCATCTAGATCTACTTCATCCTTCAGTAGACTGTTTACAGTTAAAATAAAGTAAACAACTGCCTGTATCCAATAGTTATAATAGTCTATTGATTCAGGAAACTTTTGAATTGGTTTACTAGTTGTTTTTAAGTCATTGATAAATACTGTTTTAGATTCTTCATCTACTAACACATTATCAAGTATACCTTTTAATCCAAATGGTTGGTCTGATAGTTTGGTTTGCAGTTTAAGCTCATTAAAAGTTTTGATTCCATCAGCCGCGTCACCTTTTAAATTCATTAAGGATGAAATGGTTTCATTGCTTTTAATAACTTCTGCAGATTCTTTAGCTCTATTGTAAGTATCTAGATCAATTACAGATTTATCTTTTTTCTTCTTTAAGAATTCAAAGTATTCTAAAGCATCATCTGTTTTTACTTTACCTAATCTTTGAGTATCTGTTTTAAGTTTTTGGTATAAGTTTATTTGTAAGAGCTCGTTGAGTATTTCTGAATTGAAATCATCTAAAGTTAATGAATTATTTTCTTGTTGCAAGAAATGTTTGTTAAAAATATTATCTACTACAGTTCTAATGCTATCACTTGGAAACTTTCCAGGCAATATTATAAACTGGTCATCAAACTTATCTTCTTCTAGTAAGAAGCAGTGTAATGCTCTACCTGCAATCAGGTGAGCATCAACACTATCTTCTCGTTGATTTAAAACATAATGCTTGTAAAAAGCATTAGGAGAAAACATAAGCTTGTTTATACTGCTATAACTAAAGAAAAATTCTTTGTTATAGAATTCTTCTAACTCAGGCGGGTTGTTGTTCATGCGCTATTACTTTTGTTGTTTCTGATTCTGTATCATAAATTAAATCATAACCAATTTTATCAGCTGCATCTTTTGAAAGTCTTATTTCACTTACTAGAGCATATCTATTAGATGGACGAGTTAATTCATGAATGTAAGCTTCAAAAATAATTTTAACTTGCTTTAGATTAAAGTTACCTGTAGCTTCTAATTTATTATAAAGACTTAGTGTATCCAAACCATATCTGTGGTTATGATCAAAATAAGAAAGAAAGCTTCTGTAATTTACATGTTTTGAACCTTTACAGCCACCCAAAGCATAATCATAATCACGTAATAAGCAAAGTAAATACCCGGCAGAATCTTCGTAATTACAATTAGCCATAATTTCTGCAGCTACAGTATGGTTGTCTTCATCTAAACTACCAAGCATCTTTTTAAGATTATCAAACACTTCTTCATCAATCTCTACAGAGTCATCACCATTTATACCTGCTAAAATAGTTTTATCACTATATATGTCAGCTTTCAAGAAGTCTTCAAGGTCTTCTTCAGAGAATTTATTTGTCTTTAATTTATAGTACCACTTTGAACTTTTGCTTGTGGCTATATCTCTAATTTTGTCAAAAAGTTCTTGAGGATATTTTTTAATGAAATCTTTTTCAAAAGCATTTTGGTTCAAAAAGTTAAAATAATTAACTCTTATGTAGTCATTTTCATAATCTTCTAGTAAATCATTTACTTCTGTAAGATTATATATATCATAATCCAACTCTTGAAATATAGTAATCAGCTTTTGAAAGAAACTTACTTTTATAAATCTACCATAAGTATGCTCAAACATTGCATCCATAGAGTTCCGACCACTGATTATTTTAGTAGCAGTTGTAATATCTCTAGTAGATTTGATGTTTAGATTAGAGTGAGTTTCTTTTAGTTTAGATCTAGGAACATTTGTTCCTGGTAAGAAATACAAATTATCTTTAAGTTCTAAACTATAATCAGTTATTGGTTCATTAAATTTTTTCTTTAATTCTTTCAGCTCTTCTGTATTTTCAATATATGTTAACTGATCAGAAAGTATCTGAAGTTCAAGTTCTTTATCTTTGTAATTAAATGAAAGATTTATATAAACTATCTTACTCATAAAATTTTATTATATGCAATAAGGGGAGTTTTATCCTCCCCTTATCACTGGTTAAACTTATATTATTGTTTTTATAAAAGGGTAACTGTTTTATGTTGATTTACTTTACAGCCATCTTCACCACATCAGGATGAGTCATGAGCTTAGCAAACTTAACTTTGTTACCGTTAACAATCTCTTTAATCATATAATACTTAAGATCTGTTGTGAAAGAATCACAATCAGTAAGTAACTTAATTAATCGGTCAATAATATCTTTACCTACACTGCCTTTTTCAGCAAGGGTTAAAGAATAATTAATAACACGAGTAGCTAGTATACTACTAATATCAGCTCTAAAGTCATCTCCTTTTCCTACACAACTATTAAGAGCACCTAGTACATAAGTCTCATCTTTAGTCATAATATCTTCAGGAGAAATAATTTTATCTAATTGATTATTAATAAATAAAGTAAACATTGATGCTGCATCAGAGCCAATTGATCCTTCACCTATCATTTGAATTAAGCCTAGCTGATCTTCAAACTTAGGAATAGAACTAATTGCATTAAAGAAAGTAGTAATAGATCTAGGATTAACATCTTTACTAATTACCTCTGGATTCATCAATAGAAAGTTAATACATCTACCGTCAATGTTTGCTTTTTCTGCCCAACGTGACCATACTTTAGCATCAAACTTGATATCAACAGAAATAAATCTTGTTTTCTGAGCTATGTCAAGTGATGTTACATTATAGTCACCATTATCTGGATTAGTTGTAAGAATAATATGCCAGTTCTTAGGTAATTTCCAAGAAATATATTCTTGTCTATCTATTAATTCCATAGTAGCTTGCATAAATCTTGGGTCTGCACGAGTGTAGTCATCAAGAATTAAGAAGCCACCTTCAGTTTTACCTTGAATCCATTCAGGAACAGCATGTGTCATTCTTTTATCAACTACTTTAAATCCAGCTTTAGTAGCTGCAGCAAGTTGAGGTTCTGCAATCCATTTAGTTTGCCCCTCTTTATTTTGTATCTGATATTCTTTTACAGGAAAACCTACAAGGTCACCTAACTCTTCTATCTGTGATAGATTTATTTTCTCTACATCAAAGTTTAATTCTTGGGCAAGTTGGATAATAGATGAAGTTTTACCAAGACCGGCTTCACCCTCTACATTTACAGAAACAGGTACCTTACCTTCTTTTTGAATATGTTGGTTATTGCTAACCATATGCTTCATAAAATCCTTTAATTCATCAATGTTTAATTCTACTTGACTCATGTTACTTTTTTTGTTGGTTATAAATTCTTTTCATTCTTTCAGGTATAACTACCTTATAATTGCAATCAGAACAACATCTTCCTTCTTCTTTAACAGGAGAAGGATTATGTCCGCTATAAGCTATCCATTCTTGGCCAGCAAGTTCTACTTTTTCAAATTCATCAAATTCTTTGCTACATATACAACAAATCATAATTCTAATCTTATTACATGACCTGGTAAAGTATCATTCATATATGACCGCTCTGACAAAACCCATAACATTCTGTTTCTAGGTTTTACATTTGCAGGAGCCTCACCATCTGTAAAATAAATTAAGCTTGTAAACTTTTTATAGTTTTCATTAAAATATTCTAAGACAGGATCAAACATGGTTCCGCCTCTACCTGCAATATTAATTTGCAAATCTCCTTTATACTCATCAATAGATCTAATGGTTGTGTCACACTGAATAACAGTGACCTCAATACCCATTTTATAGATATGATGAATCTCATTCATAAACTCTTTAAGTTCTTCATCACATACAGAACCTGAAGTATCTATAGCAAGAAGAAGCCTTTGTTTCTTTTTAATCTTAAGACCTGGATTATCAGCAAATCTTTTGTTTTCCTTTCTTCTAAGTTTCTTAGTAAAAATCTTTGTAGAAGTTCCGGTAAATCTTCTTAGATAAGCTTTCCAATTAAACTTAGCTGGTTCTAACTTATCCATTTCTAGTAACCAATCTTTGATTGATCCTGGTATAGTACCTCTAGATTTTTCAGTTTGTTTAGAAACTTCATTAAGAACTTTAGCTAACTGCTTTTCCATAATCTTCTTTTCAGCTTCAGGAAGATTTTCAAACTCTTCCCAAGTCCCATGTCCTGGAATCTGAGTTTCTTCTTGACCTGATCCTGTTTGACAAATAGCAGAAGGATTTCCATTATCTAAAGCATCACACATATTATCCCAATTAGGACAGCCTGAAGTACCATTCTTATTCTTTTTATCTCTAGCTTTTTGAAGCTCTTCATAATAATATCTGGTACCTGCTCTTTCATCTAGATTTAGCTCAGGATAATTTTTTATATCTATACCGCCTTCAGGAAGTAAGCTATCATCAATATATTGATTGATTTCCATATCCATTGCTATATTAGCAAGCTTTCTGTCAGGAAATTCAAACACTTTAGTTAAATGAAAATATGCTATATGTAATAGCTCGTGCTTAAGTAAACCTGTTTTATGGTCATCACTTAAAGAATTCCAAAACTCTTCATTGATTGCAAGTTGGTAATTAATACCATTCTTAGACACACCTGCTGTAGGAACATCTTTTCTCCAAACTTTATTCAACATAATAAGAAAGAACCCGTAAAAGGGCTCTTTCAGAATAAGATCTTTACTGATCTTACTTAAACTAATTTCTTTACTCATCTCTCTTTTAATTTTACTGTAATAGATTCTGCCTTAAAAGAACTAAATGAAAAATACCATTGCATTTTCATCATTAAAAACTTGCCTAATATAAATTCACATAGTTTTATATCATCAAGATTAGATAGTTTTCCCATTATTCTGGTATCACTATTACCTACATCTTTAAGAAAATCATACAATACAAGGTCTGCCTCATTTTTTGTATCTTTGAGCATCTCTAATGCTAAGAATTTGTTTCCTTCATCTTTAGAAGTAGCCATAGCATACAAGTTCTCCCATTCTTCTTTTGTGAAATCAGATTTCATTTCTAACTAATTTAATTTCATATTTACTTAAATCATAATAATTGCACATAAGATACAGTGCTTGAAGTATTTCTTTTTCTGCAAACTCTCTTAAATTATCATCTTTAGATCTGATTAATTTATTTAAAAGAGGAGTTTTAAATATTCCTTTATCAGGAGCTATGTCATACTCTTTTAGAAAATTATCAAATTCTGCAGAAATACCGTTACTTCTTTTTCCGTTCCAATAACGTTGATATGCAATATAAGCTACAATATCACTGTTTAGCTCACCACTTTTATGATAATGTCTAAAGCTTTCTAATCCAATTGTAAAATCTTCTTCACTATTAGATAGCAAATCTGCTAATCTTTTAACTTCATCAAATGTCATTAATCATCTAATTTTAATGTTCTAAGCATCCATTCTTTAGGCTCAGTAAGATTATCCACCCATTCTTTAGCAGAAGGTATATAATTATTACAGTCCTCTCTAACATGTTGTTCACCAACATATCTTGTATATACAGTCTTGTTTTCAGAATTAATCATTGTTTTACCAAATCTTTTCTCACATTCAAATATACCTTCACTATGGTGTCTGAACATTCTGTGCTTAGCATGTCCATACCAAGCTTTAGTTTCATCAAACCATTCGTGAATATGAATATAATCTTGCCACACACCACCAAACTTTTTAGCAGAAGATTTAGCATGTTGAATAGGATGTGACATTAAATTATATTTTTAGATTCATTAAACTCTTGATATGTTATTTCAGCTATATAATAATCAGTGTTTATCTTGTTTTCTTTTAAGTCAACTTTAAAAGTTCCGTAACCACCGTCATTATTCCACCAATCATAATCTGAAATGTAATTAGTAATAAATGACTCAAACTCATTTGTATTATGTACTACTTCAAAATTAGTATCTATTAACTCTTCATTCTTATCTAAAAAAGTATAATCTTCTATATATCCACTGTCTCCTGAGCCAGAGAATGTTCCAATAATATAATGGATTCCTTCTGCAATTAATTTTGCAGTAAACTCTTCGTACTGTTTATTATTCATTTTTAATTTGTTTGTAAAACCTACCTAAAATATTTCCGTTTAAATACTCCTCTTTTTCAAGAACCTCATTTACAAATTGCAATTTAGTTTCTTGATATGTCAATTCTGTTTTGGAATAACATATTTGTAGAATAATGCGCTTTATAGGAATTCCTTTTTTGTGCGCTTCTTTTAAATCTTTATTACTGCTATAATAGTTTTCATAATTAAGCTTAACCACTATTTCATAGTTCTTTTTTCTACGATCAGTAGGCATATTCTTTTTAGAAAACTTCTTTTTTCTTCTAGAGTAAAAAGCTTTTTTACCAATGTACTTAACAGGTTTGCCATTTATAATAGCAGACATCTCATAGACAAAGCCTACAGCCTTATCAGGTATCATACTTGGTTCAAATTCTACATTGTTATATATCCAACTCATTTTACAGTATGTTTTAATAAAGGAAATAATTCATTCTTTACTTTGTCTATTCCAAATTCTAATACAGAATCAGAAAGATCTTTAGATAGGTTTAAATTAATAAAATTTAAATCATATTTGTTATTATACACCTGCATAGACTTTATGCCAGGCTCATCATTGTCAAACATAACAACAATCTTTTTGTATTTTTCTTTAAGATCATTGATTATACTTTCTTGAATTACACTGTTTTCACTATCCGGTGCAATCTTCTCTATATTAGATATACCAAGCTCTTCAAAGCTCATTAAATCTTTTAGACTAGATAGTATAATCAGATAATCTGAATCATATGTAAGTTGATCCATACCTTGAATATAATTCTGAACCTTGATAAACTTTTTATCTTTATTCTTAGGCATATATATCTTAAACAACTCTCCATCTTCTCTAAAATAACCATATGTATAATGCTTATTAGAAGTAATAGTATATGCTTTACCATCTTCTTCTTTACTCATGGTAAAGAATTCTAATGGATGTACATTATATTTTTTAAGAGTGTTAGATGATATACCAAAATTGGTCCAGTACTTGGCATCAAGATTATTCCAGGATCTTATTTGATAATCAGATACTTGATATTTACTGTGAAATTTTATTTCAACTTTGTCAAATCTTTTATGTGTTTTTAAATATTCAGAATAGTCATTAATAATCTTATAAGTTGCTTTCCATCTTACAGAAAGATTGAATAAATGCAACACAAGCTGTATGTGATCTCCCTGATATCCTGAAGAGAAATCTTTAAACTTGTACTCATTAGAACTTGTATCAAAGTAAATAAACATTGAAGGTACAGAATCTTTTGAGTTAAATACTGATAAGATTTTTACATCTTGCCCGCAAAGCTTTTCTCTTAGATTAAGATAATATTCAAATACCCATTCTCTTGGTACGTCATTAATATGACCTATTAAGTTTTTAGTAGAAATCATAATTAAGTTTTAATAGAAAGAGGGGAGACCAAATCTGACCTCCCCTCTATTAACTATTAACTAATTAATCTAAGGAAAAGTCAGAAGATGACTTAGAATCAATATCTAAATCACTCCCAAAAGAATCTACTTGTTTAACTTCTAGCTTTTTAAGGTGGTCATTCTCATTAAAGATTACAGTCTTACCGCTTTCTTCTGCAGAAAATGCATAACCATCTTTACTAGATTTAGGAAGCCACATATCATAATTTGTGTAGCCAGACTTACTCATATACTCTTTACCTGCAATACACATGTCAAGATAAATATCTTTAAATGGTTGATCATTATTAAAGCCTTTAACAAATTCTTCAATAGTATCATGTTTACCATCTTGAGATGTAAACCATTCATTAATATCTAGTGCTTTACACAAATTTTGCAAGAAGATCAACATTGATCTATCTCTTTGAATTTTAATACCTGATTTAGTTTCACCATCAGCAAATGCATATTGACTAGCTTTAACTCTACCAACCTGACCTTTATGGTTACCTTTAGTTGGATCATCTTTGTCAAGCATAAAACCTTCAAACCCATCAATAGGTTTTGTCTCCACATCTAAATATAGATGATATGCATCATCAATAAACTTAAAAGGTTCTAGATAAACTCTATTAATTTTCAATGTATGATTACCAGGAGAAATTGTTTTAGGCATTCCACTCCCTGCTGATTCTACTAATCCTTTTGTACTTAATCCCATTTTATTTTATTTTATTATTTAACATATACTCTATCCCAGTGAGTGATAATCTTACCATCAACTGATTCAGAAATAACTATTTCTTGGTTTCTTAAATGTTCAGGTCTTGCACCACAAGTAACTTCCTCATTAGTTTTAAAACTAAGAATTACTTTATCACCTTTTCTGAACATATAACCTATAGCATCTGCGTTAGCACAGATTAAAGATTTAATCTTACCTGTCAAATCTATATTAGCTGACATAACAAGCTCTCCTTTATCATCTACCTGCTTATCTTTAATGTGACCTGATAGTATCACAGTATCAGCAAGAGTATCAACAAAGTCAAGTACTTGAAAAAATGCTTGCCGAATATACAAATATCCAGCACCATTTGGTAATTTAATTACATCATCACCAGAAAAATTCTTACCCATTGGTGTTTCCCGGTACAATTTTGCAGCTAAAGGCTTTACCATATCTTCTAATGCTGTTACTGTATCTAGAGTAACATACTTGTAAGGTTTACCTTGTTCTTTAATCTGTTTACCAATAGCAATCAGCTCTTCTAAACTATTAGCTTTTACTTTCAAAGCTTCTACATAATCAGAACCATTTTCTAAATCAATAATCAGGTTATCATCTAAACCAGCAAAGGCAGTTGTTTTACCTGTCTTAGGTTTAGAATAAATAATCATTCTTTTAGGATTAGTTCTGGTAGCAGATACCTTCTTTTTAGGAAGTACTATTTCCATACTTTGCGTTTTTAATTAAATTATTTAACCATTCTTTATCACTTACTGGTTTTTTAAACATCACTGCACAAAAATCTTTAATAGTCATTTCACTAAAAGGAGCATCTTCAGAAGAACTGTTTAGTCCTAACTCTTGCTCAAAATCCGGGAAAATGCTAATCTTAGATTGTTCTTGCGGTTCTATATAATTACCAGCTTCAAAATCAGGATATGTAATCATATTACCATCTTTCAGAACAACAGACAATTCAGATACAGGAATCATATAAGTAATGTATTCTTCACCTTTTTTATTCACATTAGATTTAATGTCATATTCTTCTTTAAAGAATGGATTGTGTGTATACTTAAACAGATTTCTGCTTTCATACATAGGTACCATATCTTTACCATGAGATGTTTCTTCATAATCATAAAATTCTACGTAAATGTCAGCACCTTTTTCAAGCTCCCACTCAAAAAATTGTACTTGTCTTCCTTCTTTACCTTTCTTATAGAAAGCTGTTTTAATTGTAAAGAAAGGATCATGTAACTTTAACTTTTTAAAAGTTTCTTTGTGCTCAGCAAAAAACTCAGCCTCTTTTCTTTTTCTGTCAATCATTATTATGTTATTTTAATTCCTGAACCTGGAGTTGGAGCTTGTTCAATTCTGATAGTGTTTCTATCAAATCTGAAAAAGCTTAACCTTGTAGTACCATTTCTAGACTTAAGGAAGTGAAATGGTAATAAGTCTGGATCATCAATAATAAATCTTTCCGGACCATACTGTCTTATCTTTCTTAAAGAAGGTTTGTTAATACCAACTACAACATCAGCATGCTGAAGTAAAGCATCAGAACCATAGATATCAGAATCTAAGACATAGTTACCATATTCACCATCCATTGTTCTTTTAGGGTCATCTATATTTCTATTTAGCTGACTAAGAACAATAAATGCTATAGGATAATGCTTCTTCATATAAGTCAAAGCTTCACCCAATGCATTCAAAGTCTGAAACTTATCACGCTCATTCTTGGCTTGTTTAAATAAAGCAGAGTGATCTATGGTAACCAAAGTATTAGTGTATTGATAAATAGGATTTCCATCATCATCTTTTCCAACTACTCTTTTATATTTTTCCAACTCATAATGTATGGTTGCACACATTGTATCTATTGTACAAGGATCATAAATAACATTTACAAAATCCTTATCAGCTGTTTTTTCATACAACTCAACACACTTCCAATAAATCTGATCCTCTAAAGATTCTTCTTTACTCATAAGAGTGTTGTAGTCTTTACCTGTATGCTGAGATAACTTTCTTACACCACTTGTTTCATCAAGCATTTCCATTTGAAATTTTAATACTCTAAATTCCTGGTCTGTGTTAATGTCAATTATATCAGAAACAAGTTGTTCCATAAACAATGTCTTACCTGTACCAGGTCTTGCTCCAACAACAGTAATTGTACGCCATTCCAAGCCATCACAAAAAGCATCATTAAATTTAGGCCAAGCTGTCTTAAGAAATTTTAACTGCCCTGTCTTTCTAGCTTTAATTTTAATGATTGCTTTTCTAAGAGCATCTCTCTCACTTACAGGAATTAACGGTTTTGCTCCATTAAATCTTTCCATCTATATTTCTTGTTTTATAAGATCTCTTTTAACACTATTGTATAAGTAATGAAATAAAGAGATAATTAGTTCAATTAGTATATAATCAACTAAAGTGATATCTAGGAACAGTTTTCCTAGATTGTATCCTATTACAGTTCCAATAATTGCAGTAACTAGTAATATTAAGTTTTTATATTTACTCATTAAATTACATTTTCTTTGAAGTAATTAAAGTCATCTAAGTCTGACATCACTATCTCACAATAAGTAGCAAGGTCTGAATCAAAAGACTTGTCAATGTTTTGTTTTCTAATAAAGTATTGTGCTGTGCGCATGTAAGCATAATTGTTTAGACTGTACTCGCTTACATATCTTTGAGTTGCTTTTAGTATTGTATCCCAATCATAATCATATTCTTTAAAAAACCATCTAAAGTTTCCTTCTAAAGTTTTAGCATTTACTCTAGCATACTTGCCACTTTGGAGCTTAAGCTTGGGGAATAGTTCATTATAAGACTTGATCTTACTGATAAAGCTATCACCCATTAAATCTTGAGAAGTTTCTTTCTTTTTCTTTCTGAAATAGGAATCTATTTCTTGGATAAAGATAACACTTTTATCTGATAATTTAAAATCTTTTGTTATCCATTCGTTCTCTATAAGTCTGTGTTTTTCTAACTCAAGAGATACAAAATCAGCTGGTTTTGTTTTATTCTTAATACAGTACAATACATAAAATGTATTAGGAGTTAAACCAGCTTTTATGAGCTTATTAAATATATCTACCATTCTATTTCGTGATTATAATTTTCTTTTACAATTTGTGTAGTCTTTACAAACACATCTCCGCAATTCCATTCAGCACTTTTGCTATAAGCAGCACTAGCAGGATGAGAAGCATACAGTTTATAATTATTGTCATTTACCACATCTGACCATTTCTTAGCTTCTGCACCTAAATAGATATACACAAGTCCATTGTTATGCCAAGTAAGCCAATCAAATAAATAAGCAATAAAAGGTTTCCAAATTAAGTAATGTTGACCAATTTTACCAATATTAGTTGTTAAAGCTGTGTTAAGCATTAACATACCTTGGTTACTCCATCTTTTTAAATCTAGATTTCTATCAACAATCTTTTTATTATCATAAACTGTTCTGTCAATAGCATCTAGCATATACTTAAGGCTAGGTTGCTCATATTCTTTTCTGCTGCAGCTGAATGCTATGCCATCAGCAACTTCAAATCCTGGATAAGGATCCTGACCAACCATAACAACTTTAAGATCTTCATAAGGACATTCCTCAAAAGCTCTAAAGATATACTTAAGTGTTGGTGTAAATTTTTTACCATCCCGTGATTGTTTAACAAGTTCTTTTATGATAGCATCAAATTCAGAACTTTTGATAAAACCTTTTAAAATTCTATCCCACCCGGAACTTTTTAGTTTTTCTAATATTTTTTCTTTAATTTCGTCTAAATCTAAAGTTTTATTCATGGCTATTAAAGTTAAAGAGTTAAAAGATGATGCTCTTGTAGAGATCAAAGTAAATAAATCATATTACCTAATGGCAAAAGCTGCTCTTTTTTATCTGTTTCAACATATTAAAGATGATGATGAAAGAGAAAAGCATCTTAAGCAAGTAATGGAAGGTAAGTATGAAGACATGAATGACTGGGAAAGAGCTTTCTATACATTAACTATTCTTCTAGCAGATATTGAAAATAATGCTAAGAAGGCTAATCTGTATGAAGAAAAAGAAATTTTAGAACCGGAGGATGAAGGTTATGTACCTCCTACCCAAGAATAATTCCATTATCTCTTGCTATATCTTCACAAGTTTGTATAGTCAAACTCATTTCATCTTTAGAACATTCAGCAAAAGATTTGTTAATTACATTATCTTCTCCATCTAAAAATGTTAGACCTGACTTCATTTTTATCATAGACTTCATATCATCAAAAGAATAACCTAGTTCTTTTGCTATGTGTCTTATGCATGCATGAACTTTAGATATTTGAGCTGTTGAAGCTTTATCTGTCTGAATATTAAAAAATATTTCAACAGTGTCTCCTTCAGATACTTTATCTAAGAACAAATTATACTTGACTTTATCTTTTTTATCAACATAGTCAAGCTTGCCGTTTTTCTTAATTAATTTTACTGTTAGCATATAATATATTATATTTATAATAAAAGAAGTTTCATGTTTATAGGAGTTGAATTTAGAGATGCTGATGGTTCCAGATACTTTGAAAGACTGAATGTTGCACACATAACTAGACTTACATTTGTAAGTGTTAAAAATCCTGATGCCGGAACTAATATTCACATAAGAACAGGTGAAATATTAAAAACAGCAACTCCTTTAGATGTATTATCAGAAATTGTTGATGAAACATGGAAAGAAGCTGCCTCTATTGTTATGCTATCAATCATTAATGAAAAGCTGAGTAAAGATCTTTTAGATGAATATTCTAATAACTTAGATAACAAAGAAGCTTAATGTGAAACGATTTCTTCTTTTTTTAACTTCATAATGTTTTTAAATATCTCATCCTGATTCTTTATCAGATACTTCTTTTTGTTTTTCTTAGCCTTATCATCTAAATTATTATAGAAATATTCAAAGGTAGTAAGTCCTATAAAGAAGTTATCTTCATCATCAGATGCTAAAAGACTAATCATTCTTTCCATCTCTTCTTCTGTTATTAAACCAATCTCTTTGTAAATAAATATTTCTGATACCAAAGCTACATTACAAACTTCTGGTCTTTTATCTCCTTTTAAATATTGCCAGAGCATAAAATGG